ATACCAGAAATTCGGCTACCCAAACGATCAAGCGCAGTCTCTGGAGCTTGTTGCTCGAACTGGAATCGCTCTCGTGCAGCGTCAATAAGTGCTTGGTTGTATGCTTGTTGCTGTGCACCTACTTGTGAGGCTGTCGTAGCGGGCGCTAGTAAGCCTTGCTGTGCTGCCCCTAGTGCTGACATACCTGCTAATTGATTGCGTAGGAGAGCCTGTGTAGCGGCTCCTGCGGTAGCTTCAGCGGCAGCTTGTTCCTGTACTCGCTGACGATCTCCACCAAATGCACCTTGTTGGATAGCTCGACTACCAATAGATGGTAAGATCTGGCTTTGTAAGTTAGCAATCATTGGGCTGATCACAGCCTGACTCTGCTCTGATGTAGGATCTAACGCAGCCTGAACTGCTCTAGCACCCGCCATACCTAAACCAGCTTGTGGAGCAATAGCGTTTAAGGCTAATTGCTGACCAGCTAATGTTGGTTGAGCTTGAGCTGCAACAGTTTCTCCAGGAAAGAACTGCTGTGGCCCTGCTTCAAATGCAGCCTGTGATAAGCCGAATAACTTAGTTAAAGCCCTTTCCTGAGCTGGAAATGGTCTGGTTGTTGTTGTTGTATTCGCTGGAGCACTGCCGCCACCCATATTATTCTCCTAGTGCGGAAGTTTCCGCTAAATCGTAACTAAAATCTCTCATATCACACCTAAATCCCATACTTGTAAACATACTGTCCAACCCATCTATAGCTGTTCTTGTTTTAAATCTTGTACATCCTATCTTTCTCCCCTCTTCACAGAAAAAGTCAAAGTGCTTCTCAACCAAGCCTAACCCTTTTTCCTTGCCTCCAGCAACCCAACACAAAAATGTTTTTTCTTCTGTTAGAGGATGAATCTCTATTACAAATATTGCAAATCCATCATCAGTCTTATACAGCACTGCTGATCCGCTTACACAAGCTGCATAAACATCTTCAGCTCTATAATCAAACCAATGGAACTGGTTAAGGATTTCATTTATTCCAAATCCTACCCAATCCCATTCTTTTTTTATACTTCCTACTACTGGATCCATCTCTCACCTCTCTCTTTACTTATCTTTCGCCTGTATTATTATCCAGTTTGCACCATCACTGAATAAAGTGATACCTTCAAAGTTCCTGTTTATCTCGTAATCTGCTGTGCTGCCATCTATAGTAAACGCACCTGGATCAAGAGCAACCTTATGGTTAGCGTCTACAGAATCATCAGACACTATTCTAATGGTTCTGTACTTCTGTACGCTTGGATCTGGTAAGGTAACAGTCCATGTGCCTGTCGATGTTCTTGAGTGTTTTACAAGCAAAAAGTCAGACAAGTAATCATAAGCATGAGTATCGCCAGTATCACCTGTTAAGACGTAAGGCTCTGTGTCAGCACTTGCAAACCTAATCCAACCTAAATCGTTGTCAACATCCTTGTTTAAATAGTCATAACGGTAAAGACCTCTGCCTCTGTGACCGTTAAAGTTATTCTCTTCACCATCAGCATACATAATCATGCCAATCTTAGGATCTGTAACAGGCGCATTAACAGGTATAAACGTAAGAAGCTTCTTCATGTCTTCTATACGTTGAGTTATTAAATCTAACTCTTCTTCAAGAACGGCACGATTATAATCCGCAGGAAGATTAGCCACTATCGCTCACCCTCAAATCGACCTTGTACAACTAGATCGGTTAATGTCCAGTCATCTGAAGCGCCTGTACTCTCAACCTTAATGTGAATGTATCGACCAGCAGCTCTAATTGGAAAGCTCTTAAATGAGTCATCAATCAAGAAAGAATCTTTCTCTAAGTATGTGGGCTCTGCGTCTATAGTATTAGACCAGCCAATAGACATTCTTGGAGATCCGTTACCTTCTTTACCTACGCGAATAGCTGTTATCTCTTTGATTCTATCTGCATCGTTAAGGTCGTGAGCTTTTGTAATCGCGAATACAGGCTGAACCGATTGAGTATCAGGGTTTGTGTTGTTAGGTGTACCGCCTTCAAAGTAGAGGTTGCCATTTGAGTCGGCAGACAAAGCTTCATGGAATATACCTCTATCAAGGTATGCAGAAAGTATGGAAGACCTTATCCCCCATTGATTAGTTTTGTAATTATAATAAATTTCTTCTGTAATACTTGTTTCGCCTTTAGGTATACCCCAAACACATTCATTCTCTTTAGAGTTCTCAAAACCATAAACCTGAGCAAGCTCATTGTCTGACACGTTATCTCTGAAGTATTGATTCATACCGCTTTCACGACCGATCATTCTTACAGACGCACCATCAGTCGCAAAGAATCCATCCCTGCTTACACCGTAGTTCATTCGACCTACAGATACAACTGAGTTAGGAGATACGGCTCCGACACCATTCTCTAAAGCAACCTTGTAACCAAATATATTTGGCTGACCAACATAGTTGACGATAAACATTTGAGTTTCAGTATATACCGCAAGACCGTTACCTAATTGAGCAACGCAGCGAATAGGAGTTTCTGCTTCTCGAATCAAAAGACTACCAGCAGTGTTTGTTGCTGCTGCTGTCCAAGTGTCTAAGTCGTCTGCGCTACACCACGCAAAGCTTGTACTGTAATCTATATTGCCTTTACTGTAGTTAAACGCAAGCATATGTGGCCCTTGACGATGGAAGCATTCAAGAGCGTCAAAGTCTATCTGAGGCACTGTTACTGTGCAGGTAAAACCACTGCCGCCGCCGCTTGTTGTTCCTGCGGATATAACCTGACCATTAGGTATGCCTGAGCCAAAGTTTGTTATCTCAAACGCTGTAACAGCGCCAGCAAGAACCTCTGTCACTTTAATAGCAAAAGTATTACTACCTCCATCGGTCATACCTGTTATTGTGTCATCAACTGCATAACTTGCTCCGCCAGCAGTCACACTGGCACCACTAACCTCATCGTTATGGTATGTATTAAAGTTTACATTGCTCTTCTTAATTACTGGTTTTGTTGAGCCTTTTGCTCCAACTACAAACGAACCAAAAGTCTCGAAGTCCCACTGGTCAGATTCGTTAACACCTTCATCCCAATTTGTTCCTGAGCTATCCCAGTTTGTTTCAGATAAGGTTAGCAAGCTTGATCCGCTTGTCGTGTAGGTTTCCGTTGTTGATGTGCCTGTGGCAATAAAAAGCTCGTTTGACGGAGTAAGGCTTGATCCTGTAGGGTAAGATACAGTCCATGTTGCGTTTGGATCTGGAGATGTAAAGCCGGTAAGCCCTGCAACCCCTACAGATATTCCAGGTATCAAACCATGATCTCCGTCCGTTACTATCTTAATTGTTCCGCTTGTTATAGATGCAGAGGTTATTGTTAAGGTTTGACTTGAATCCCAAGTAGTTCCAGCAGCTGTTCTAAGAAGGTTATACCCGCTACCGACAGTATCAACAGATGGTTGACCAGCGTTATTTGAATCACTTTGCAAGTAAGAATATATGTTTTTTAGGTCGCCGATATAAGCAACTTTAGTACCATACTCTCTAGTTGCTATAACACCTCGAATTGGTGTGTTAGATGATTGCGGCGAATCTTTAAAGTCATGTAAAAGTTCACGACCAGCTTTTCTCCGCATACCAAACTCAGTATACTGCACACCGTCAACAGTCTCCCAAAATGGGATCTTACGATCAAATCTTTCTGGATATACGCCAGTCTTTAGAAGCTCTGAAGCATCTATTTTAAAACCACCGCTTTTATCAGTTTCAAATGGCATTGACTAATCCTAAGCTGTTCGTTTCCAAATGTAAGTAACGATGTATGGCTGTAAGTTGTTGTGAGCTGTTACCGATTCTCCAGTAATACCTCTGTTGTTATCTGTGTAGTAATCAGAGTTAAGCTCACTACTTGTGATAGCTTTTGAATCCGCATTTGCATCATAGCTTGTTGCGTTAGATCCAGAGCCGCTTGTATCAATAGAATTAGACCCACCAGTGCTTTCATACCATTGGTGATTGTGATTCATTTCGGCTTGTGTAAGTGTATGAGTCTTAGCACCACCAGTCTCTTCTACTGTATCAAAATCAGTGTCGCTAGAATCAATGCCTACCATTACCTTACCTGCGGCAAAAGCTTCCCAAGTACCGAATGTAATACCGCTAAAGAAGTAATCAGCAGTGCCTGGATCAGTCGCTACGGTAGTTGTTAGCAATCCTCCTACTGGGTATAAACCGCCAAGCATAGTTGTAAATAGACTTGTCTCATCAAGTGCAAAGGGTGTGTTAAAAGCTTTCCAACTGCTCTCGCCTGAGTCATATACAAACTCGTAATAGCCACCAGCAACAAGATCGCCAATAGCTAAAGATGATCCGTCATTTTTCTTTATGGATTTAGCGCCAGAGCCGTTTACATTTAAAGTTGGAGTTGTAGTTGTATTTGCAGAACCAATCTCAAGCAATACTCTTACGCCATCAACTAATGTGAACGTAGGCACATTTGCAAATGTAGCAGTTAGGGCAGTAGTTCCTGTTGTAACCTGCTTGTCAGTATTTGCGCGTAATAATATGTTAATTTCATCGGCAGCAATTCTAAAGTTTTCTCTAACGCTAGAAGTTGTGGCCGTACCTGCTGTTGGATTAGTTCTGATTATTGCTGAAGTCATTAGACTAACGGGCCTCCATTGGCTGCTATACTTTCGTCTTTAATTCGTGCTCTGCCAACGCCTTGCTTGGCTCGTCTTGCTT